CTCGGCGCCCCTCAATTCTAACGGCAAGATGAGCAACGCATGACAGACGCTAGTATGACGACCGAGACTGTCCAAGCCGATCCCGAAGCCGCCAAGTGGCAAGAGCTGGCCAAGGAGCTTGAGGATGAGGGCGCGGGTGGCGGTGAGCCCGAGGCGAAGGCCGAGCCTGAGCAGGAGAGCAAGGCCGACGCCGAGCAGCCAAAGGACAAGCCCGAGCATGTCCCGTATCAGCAATACGAGAACATCCAGAAGGCGCTCAAGGAAGAGCGCGAGGCCCGCCGGCAGTACGCCGAACAGCTGCACAGCATCACGCAGCTTATCCAGCAGCTTCGCGAGAGCCGCCAGCAGCCCAAGCAGGAGCCGCAGGCCGACCAGCCTAAGCCACCGTCCCTTGAAGAAGACCCGATCGGCTACTTTAAGTGGGAGAACGAGCAGCTTCGCAAACAGATCGAGGAGATCAAAGCCGGCTCCACCAAGAGCGTCGAGGAGGTTCAGGCTCAGCTGCAAGAGCAGCAGTTCTGGAACACCGTCATTCGCTCTGAACAGGAAATCCGGTTGAAAGTGCCCGACTACGACGAGGCGACAGAGTTCCTAGAGCGGTCGCGCATCGCCGAGCTCGAGTTCATGGTGCCCGATGACGAGCGCGGCCTGGCTCTTGCCCAGCAGTACGGCTTCCGGACGCCGGCTGAGCTTCGCGCGGCCATGCTGAACCAAGACCGGATCGCGGTTGCTCAGCAGGCTCTCACGCTCGGCATGTCGCCGGCACAGTTCTACTACGATCTCGCCAAGCGCCGCGGCTACCAGCCCAAGGCGGCCAACAGCACACAGCCAAGCGGCAAACAGAACGGCCAGCAGATGATCGAGATGGCCCGTCGTGGCCAGAAGGCAGCCAAAACGCTCTCTGGCGGCACGAACGGCTCAGGCCCTGACAACCCGCTGAACATCAACGATCTGATCGACCTCTATTCGGAAGATCCGGAAGAGTTCGACAGGCAGTTTGAAAAGCTGGCCCGGCAAGGCCTGCTTGGCTGAAGGTTTCGCCGCGCTCTCAGGGCGTCATCTGAGAGCACCTTCGTGAACACCCGCGTTAGAGGTGTCCAGCGCTCCGGCTCGGCTGGCTAAACCCGAACGCCACTCGCTCGCTTAGGGCGTCACTCTGAGCACACCCGAACCCGACTGACATCAACCCGTTGCCGCACAGCACGTGCGCGCAACCGACACGCTAGGTGTGTTCAATGGCAGATACAGCATATGGGGTAAATGCCCCAGAGGCCGTAAAGCTATGGTCTCGCAAACTCGCGCGTGAAGCGCTCAAGAAGACCTACGCAAAGAGGTTCATGGGGACCGGATCGGACTCCATGATCATGATCCGCAACGAGACCAACAAGGGTCCGGGCGATCGCATCCGCATGACGCTGCGCATGCAGCTCACCGGAGACGGCGTTGTCGGTGATCAGACCCTCGAGGGCAATGAAGAGAGCCTGACCACTTGGACCGACGATCTGGTAATCAACCAGCTGCGCCATGCCGTGCGCAGCGCGGGCAAGATGACCGAGCAGCGGATTCCGTTCTCCGTCCGCGAAGAGGCCATGCAGGGCCTCGCTGACTGGTGGGCGGACAGGTGGGATACGTGGTTGTTCAACCAGCTGTGTGGTTTCACGCCCGCCAACGCCAAGATCCAGCTGACCGGGTTCAACGAGATCAAGGCTCCGACCCGGATCGTGCGTGCCGGCGGCGCGGCCAATGACCAGAGCCTGACGACCTTTGCAACGCATGGGTTCAGCCTTGCTCTGATCGACGCTGCGGTTGAGGCTGCCAAGGTCACGACCACGGGCAACGTGCCGCCTCCGATCCGCCCGATCATGGTGGACGGCAAGCCGTATTATATCGCCTTCTTGCATCCGTATCAGGTGAGCGCTTTGCGCATCACCACCACGGCGTCTCAAGCCAAGCCCGTGCTCTGGTATGACATCCACCGCGCGGCGCTGCAGGGCGGCAAGATGGATAACCCCATCTTCTCGGGGGCGCTCGGCGAGTACAACGGCGTCATTCTGCACGAGTCCACGCGCATCACGCAGGGCGTCCATTCCAGCACAGGCGCGGCCGTCTCGAATACGGCTCGAGCTGTGCTGTGCGGCGCTCAGGCGGCCGTCTGCGGCTTCGGACAAGGGCACGATCAGTCCACATACGACTGGTTCGAGGAGTTGTTCGACTACGGCAACAAGCTCGGCGTGAAAGCCGGCTGCATCGCAGGGCTGAAGAAGTCCCGGTACAACGACCAGGATTTCGGCTGCATCGTGATGTCGTCCTACGCCGGCCCGATCGACCTCACCCCGTCGAACTAAGAAGGAGACCTGATCAATGGCACAGGGTTCAACTGCACGTAGCCCCGTAGGGTATCAGGTCGCCTATCTGAGGCGGACGATTACTGCCGATGACGCCAACGCCCATGGCCTAACGGCGGTGTTCAAGGTCGGAACGGTGCCGGCCGGATCGCTCATCGTGCGCTCCTACATCTGCGTGCGGGAGGCGTTCAACGCCCAAACCAACAACCTGATCGACCTTGGCACGGCGGATGATCCGGACGCGTTCGCGACGGACATCTCGCTCGCGTCTGTGGCCATCGTTCAGGCGGACGAGACGCCTGGGGCTGACAACTTCCCGGAAACCGACACCGATCTGGTGGCGCAACTGCAGCTCACCGGCAATCCGCCTTCAACGGGCATCGTGGATGTCATCTATGAGTACATCCCGCCCGATGAGGTCCAGAACTGACGCCAATAGGGAGGGGCGCTTCTGCCCCTCCCATTTGCACAAGAGGCTGAGCCATGAACATCTACGGCACACCGCCGGCAGTGATCTCTCTGAGGGAGGCCGCAGAAGCCGCGGAGATGAGCGAGGACGATTTCCTCGAGGCGCTGGCGGCAAATGGCCTGCAACCCGTCATCGTGTCCAGCCAGAAGCTCGGCGTCCGCCCGGCTGATCTCGAGGCCGTCAAGGAAGGCGCATCAGAGGGCCTGCACGTCTACGAGGCGCCCAACTTCGACCAGCAGGCCCGCGACGACTGGCCATGGCAGGAAAACTATGTGCCGACACTTGGGATCACGGGAGAGCCGGTTCTCACGGGCCAGGTCGGCGTGGCTTATGGTGGCTTCACGGTCCAGGCCACAGGCGGCGATCAGCCCTACACCTATTCGCTCGTCGGCACGTGGCCGGAGGGGATCACGATCGATCCTGACACGGGCGAAGTCTCCGGCACGCCGACCGAGGACGGGTCATTCGGGAATCTGTCGGTCAGGGTGACGGATGATCGGGGCAGCACGGCCGAGCTAGAAGAGTTCACGCTGGTGATTGCTGAAGAATGAGCGACTTCATCACAATGGTGAACCGGATCGCCAACGATCTCACTCGTGATGACCTCACGGCCGAGATCAAGCAGGCGATCAACGACGCCATAAAGACATGGGAAGGCGAGCGGTTCGGCTTCAACGAGGTCAGGTACTCGCTCATGACCGTTCCGGGCCAGGAGTATTACGGCTTGAGCGAGGGCAGCGGCCAAGGCCGGATCATGGAGATCGACTCGATCACCATCACGGTGAGCAACGAGCCGTATCCGCTCACGCCGCGCACGCAGCAGTGGATGGACGAGAACCAGTCACTCCCAACGCAGTACACGGGCCAGCCGGACAGCTACGCGATCTACGCCGACCAGCTGAGGCTGTTCCCGATCCCGGATAGCGCAGGACCTCACCCAGGCGGCTCGTACGAGCTGATCATCTCGGCCTTGGCCCAGCTCGGCCCCAGCCCGCTCGTCAACGACGAGGACACGAACGCCTGGATGACCGAGGGCGAGCAGCTGATCCGCGCTCAGGCGCTGCGCAACCTCTATCGCTTCCCGCTTCGGGATGCCGATGGCCGCGCATTGGCAGAGGACATGATCAACGAGGCCATGTGGAACTTGAAGCGCAAGATGGCCGCCAAGGCGTACACGGGGACGATTCGGGCATGGTGTCTATGATGCGGGTCCCGACCGGGACGAGAGAGGCGAGCATTCATGCCGTGGTGACGCGCGCTGACGGCACGGTCGAGGACCTGGGCGTCGTGAGCTATTGGCATAAGAGCTGGTGGAAACGCGCGTTATGGCGAATTAGCCGAGTTTTTAGGACGAGATGAGCTATTGAAGAAGGCTGAGAACTGATGGCAGCACTTGTGACCAACAACGGCCTCGCCAACATCACGGCGGCGTGGCACAACTACGCCAGCCGCGTGCGCTATCTGCAATGGGGCGAGGGCTCGGGGCAGGGTGCTTCGGACAACGACATTGCGAGCGTCGGCAACACCACCGAGAGCCGCACCGAGGGTACCACGAGCCAGCAGACCGAGAACACGACCAACGACACCTATCAGGTCGTCGGTACGATCACTGCTGCTGGCAACCGAGCAATCACCGAGGTCGGCGTGTTCGACGCGGCGACCGATGGGAACATGGGGATCTACGGCGATTTCCCCGTGATCAACCTAGCGGCTTCGGATAGCATCACTTTCACCGTGCGTGTGACGCTGGATCAGGT